AACATTTTTCCTTGTCCATAGTTTTCAAGAACCTCTTCAGGCTGAACTCCACGATTCCTTGCGACAACATTGATGAACACATCTGCCATCTGGTCAACGATTGCTTGGATCTGTGAACGACCTCCCGTTGTAGTAGGATCGGGACGCTTATATGGAGATTGACTTGATACAATCTCAATCTGTTGGATACCCTTACGCTCGTCTTCTTTGCGCCGATCCGTATAACCGGCAACGACGCCAATAGAACCTACTTCCGCAGTAGAACTGAGAACAATCTCAGATGCAGAAGACGCGAGCCAATATGCAGCTGATGCGCCGAGTCCATATACATAAGCGATGATCGTTTTCTTACCTCGTGCTGCATAAATCATATCCGCGAACTCATTGACTCCTGTAATTTCTCCTCCAGGACTGTCAATGTTCAGGATGATAGACTCAACTGCTTTACTCTCAAGAGCAACATTAAAATCGTACGCAAGCGACTGGATAGAACTTCCACCACTCATTGTTAAGAGATTCGCTCTTGGAAAGATCGGGCCGATCACTGGGAGAATAGCGACGCTGTCGGCTAAAGACACACGACGTGTTCCATCCAAGATAGGATGGTTCGAAGCCTCTAATGCGCTGAAGTCAATCACTCCGCCTTCCGTATCAAGATACCGTTCCCAGGCGGAACCGTGGATTGCTTTCGCAATAGTTTCAGGTGAAAGATTAGTACTCCTTCCTGCGATCTCGATAATAGTCTCGAGAGCAGTAGGAGTAATCGCCCATTTATGCTCCATTATCCATTGGAGAATGTTCATTCAGAAACTCCTTCTTCTTTTTCTTCGATTTGGTCAGAGACTTCATCCTCTTTGGCTTCGAGCTCAGCGGACAGGCCGACACTCTCGAGATGTTTCTTTTCCCTTGACAGACGATTCATCGCTCCGTCCCAATCATTGCCGGTGATTGCGACGTATTCGTCTTCGTAAGTACCAAGGTGATTCTTGATACGGAGGATGGAAGCTTTCGTTTCTTTCAACGGATCAAGTTGTCCTTGACCAGAACCGGTCCATACAGAACCTGACCATGCATCTTGGATCACTGGATCACTGAAGAAACCTGGAGCAGATATCCGTCCCTTTGCAATTGCTTCTACAAGCCATTCCTTATAGATTGGTTGACAAAAATACATCGCTGCCCAGAGTCTTCTTTCACGATAGAACTTCCAGGCCTCTTGAAGAGCGGCACGAGATGCAGAGTAAGATGCACTGAAATGAAGTATCAGTTCTTCAAAAGGAATCCCAAGCGATCCGCCGATCTGCTTTACGATTGCCAAAAAGAACGGCTCGAAGTTCGCATTCGGTCGACGGGGATCAGCCAGGGCGATATCTTCACCTTCGGCCATCTCTATCACATTACCAGAGCCCATCTCATATAGAACATCATCACGATCATCGGCAGAGTTGAGAGTGGATACTCCTGGCATCCCCGGTGAATACGCTCCTGACGGAATGAATCCTGGAGATAATACATTACCAACAGAACTCTGTGACTTGACAAAAACAGTAAAATAAGAATTGATAATCGCGGCCTGGATCTCCGCTTTTGACAGACGAGTGATCTGCTTCAATTCTTCAATAACAGGAGCGAGCATTGGCACCCCACGACGTTGTCCAGGTCGCTCCTTGTCGAAGAGATGAATGACCTGTCTCCGTCCTGTATTTGGACCATAGGCTGGAATTCGTACCCAACGATCGAGTCCACCTGTCGAACCAGCAAGGCCGTCAAGTAAAGGACGGCGAAAATGATATGCGATCGGTGCTCCATATTCATCTACCTCAACTCCCCCGCAGATTCTGTTTGTATCGATCTGCGTGTACGGATTACAAACGTAATCGCCTTCGATTATTTGTATTCGTAAATCGTAGACCTGACCTTGCCTGGGAATACGAGGGAGTAGCGTGAAGCAATCACCACTAAGCGAAGTTGAGAAAAAAGCAAGAGCCGTCAGTTGGGGAAAGGCAAGTGTTCGTGCTGCATCACATTCAGGAGAATTCGCCCAGGATAAGAACTCTCGTTCTGTGTTACGTTCCCAGGCATCTGCCGCATCGTCATCTAAACCGAGAACTTCTCTGTCAATCCTACATTGCAAACGGAGGCCGAATCCTATGGCATTAGTACGGAGACGACGAAGTGCTCCAGTCGCCATAGGTGTGTTCATGTAAAGGTCGCGAGAACTTGCTCGAAGCGATTCGAGCTTTGGAATGATGTCCTGGTCAGCAGAATTTGCTCCAGGATTCCATGCTCGCATTGATCGCTTCGAAGAACCGGAAGTGATATATCCGTTTTCTTCGAGATTGCTAAGAGCCATCCGACTACGAACTCTCTCAACAACCGAGCGAGGATTGAAATACCGAAGGATCTTGTCAATAAGATTTAGACGAATTGCATCTGACATATATGCACCTTACCTTACTGTAAAATATACAATAAAGTAAGGCACAATGCAACATTTTTTTTTTGTATGTCAATTGTATGGCAATTGTATGGCAATTGTATGGCATTCTCAATAATCATCTCTGAATACCACTCGGCGGACACGCATCCCACCCGATCCAGACAATTGGTCCAAAATTTTTTGCCATTCTTCACGGCCTTGACGAATAGCACTTAGGTTCGCGCGAGTATATGTTCTTGTCCCAATTGTATAGGACTGGTTTAGTAAGACTGCTTTTTCTGCTTCGATGTACTTCGCTAACATTTCTCTCGCTTGTGCAATAGTCACAGACGACATAGATCACTCCTTCTGTTTAAGTTATTCCACGAGATAGAACTCGTCTCCTACGACGAGCTCCGCTTCTTTGAACTACGATTTGTTGCTCTGGCATCTGTAAAGTATCGAACTGCGGATTCAAGATGTTCAGAGCGGCAACATTAAGACACCGAACGTCAAGAGCTTCGTTTCTTCTTCCTTGCGGCAATATCCACTTCAGCCGATAACGTCCATTCACCCATTTCTTATCAAGATATTCGCTTGTCAATTGCCCGAAATATGCCTTGTCGTAACAATCCTTTTTCGGCCAATGACAGTATCCTGGTCCTGGCTCTTTTATTGCAAAATATGAATAAAGTTTATTCTTTATTTCGTCAACGAATGCGCGAAATGGATAAACCCCAAATTTATTCATTCGTAAAGGTCTATCAATATATCCATGTCCCCATCCTTCATCTCCCTTCACTGGGAAGATATTGCGATGAGCTCGAAGTCGGCAGAACTCATAAACAGTTTTCGTCAAGAAGCCAGAGTCAACTACCGCGATAGCAACTGGCATGACTGCTCCCATCCTGTTCTTCCATCCACGATTGAAGAATTGGTCGAGCTGAACCCAAACTTCCGGCCGTTCTGTATCTCCACGGAATACGGCATATTCAATTCCCCAACTCTCCATCCCGGGTCCCCATCCTACGATCTCTGCTTCGATACGATCCTTTTGCACGTCTGCCGCTCCTGTCAATATAACAGGACCATCGGGAACCTCTGCCGGATACTGCTCTTTACGTTCCATGAGAACGTTCGCTTTAATAATCCTACCCGATTCACTCCAGGTTTCCCCAAGAACCGTATTGACAAAAGTCTTGAGTAGAGCATTGTCATGCGTTCGAATTGCACGCAAATAGAGTGATACGGCTTCACTCCATTTATAGAAGCCGTACGGACTGTAAAGCGATGAAATATGAAAAGACGGATATGGAGCTTCTGGATTTTCTGGTCGCCATTCTCCATGCATCAGCATCTTTGTTTTATGCCGTTCTTCAATCAATACTCCACATTTAGTGCAAAGTAAACAGGCAGTCTTGGGATCATCATTTTCCCATTTAATTCTATCCCATCGTATGTAGTCCATGTGTCCACAGTCCGGACACGGAACATAATACCGCTCTTTCGTTCCTCCTTCGAATAGAGGCTCTATGACAGAAGTTTCTTTCATCGTTGGAGTTGACAATCTGTAAATCTTACGACGAGGAAAGTTCGCCGTTCGACGAATTGCCAGTTCTGATGGACTTCCTTCATCTTGAATATCCTGCTCGTACGAATCTTCTTCGTCAAGAATCAGTCGTTCAATCGGCATAGATCGTAACGACGCAGCAGAATTCGCTCCTCCGAAACGAATCATTCCACCTGGGAATACCTTTACCTTTGCGGTATCTCCAGTCTTACGACCGCGAGTTTGCGTACCGACCCTTGCAGCAAGATCCGGCATCTCATCGAGAGACGGCTCAAATCTCTGTTTGACAAAGACATCCATATCGACGAGTGTCTTTTGCACGTAGAGCATTGGAGCTGGCGAGTAGTCAATCGTATAGAACATATAATTGATTGCACACTCGGTAAATCCAAGCTGCGCTCCCTTCATCACGACGATTTGTTGACATGGATCTGACGGACTTAACAATTGCATAATCCGTCGTAAAAACGGAAACCGTTCCGTTCTCCATAGTCCCGCTTCGTGCGCAGATATTTCAGGTAAGACTCGATACTGATCTGCCCATTCGTCAATCGAAAGAGGCGGTCGTGGTGCAAGCGCTCTTACGAATGCTTCATAGAGCGGTGATCGATCAGCACTCTTAGTCTTACTC